TTATACATCAGATCCTATTGCGTGGGGCACTGATGGGGCAAAGTCGGCTAATTTCTGGTTCAGAATGATCACTTGGTCCTGGTTGTTTTCGGCCATCCAGGATCCGTATACGCGATAAACCATCTGTGCATCTGAGTGGCCCATTTGCCTGGCTATAAAGTTGGGGTTGGCCCCAGCAGTTAATGACCAGCATGCGTAAGTGTGACGGGACTGATATGCTTTGCGGTAGCGAATCCCGGCGCGCCGCATTGCGCCTTCCCAAATCTGATTTACGGAGCCTACCGCGTAATGATGCCCTGCACGGCCATTGCGCGTTACGATCTGCGGGTTAAAAACGAAAGTGCATGGTTGCGTTTCAATTCTTCCATACTCTCTCAGCTTGACCTCTATTTGGTATTGCCTGCCAAGTCGCGTGAGTTCTGCCTGATTCTTTAGCACGTCTATTGCTGGCTGAATCAGGTTAATTACCCGATTAGTTCCTGCATCTGTTTTTGGCAGCGTGAATTCCTTGGTCAGCGTGTGGTTACGACGGATGGTCATGGTGCCAGCCTTGAGGTCGATATCTTCCCAGGCTAACGCAACCAGCTCCCCATGACGAACTCCACTATAAACTGCAAGCGACCACATGTTTTTCAGCTGCTGATGCCTGCAGGCGTCAATCATCCTGATGAACTCTTCACGAGTTAACGGATCAGGCTCAGTTCGTGACTTTTTCAGTGGCGCAATGCCAGAGAACGGGTTCACCTTTATATAGCCGCTGTCGGCAGCGAACTGGAACATAATGGCGGCAATGCCCATGTAGTTGTTAACAGTCGGCACCGTTCTGCCTTTTACTGGCGTCATGTGTCCTTTTTTCAACACCTGATGACCAGTCAGCAAATCTTTCCTGATAAACAGCAGGTCTTCCTTAGTAACGGAAGAGGCCAGCCTGTTCTCTCCTATCCGTGGCAGCATGTTGCGAATGATCGACTGATACCGGCCAAACGCATTTGTGCTGATCTCCATTTTTTTAAGCTCAAGCCACTTTCTCGCCAGCTCAATGACCGTGATCTCTTTGGTATCCACTCCGAACTTCTTCAGGTTTGGTGAGTCCGGGAATTGTGCTGCGTAATTAAATCCTCCCGTTTTTATCGAAAAGCACACCGACGCACGCAATTCGCCAGCTACTTTCCTGTTTTTGGTTGTGTCCGGCACGCCAAGGTTTTCCCTCACCCGGGCGCCTTTGTAGATGAACCATATGCGGAGATTTCCCCCGTGGTTCTCAACGCCTGTTGGGTATGCTGATTTAGCCATTATCCCCTCCTGACGCCCAAGAGCCTGATAAGCATAACTCGTTCATCATGAATGAGCACCCGGCTGTTTTGATGCTTGCTGTTCTATCCAATGATTAATAGCCTCAGTGTTGTACATGCATTCACTGTTTGGTTTTGGGTTTCCGTCAGGTGAAACGTGCATGTACTCGCGACCGGCGAACCATGACTCACGGCGGGCTCGTTCGATGGTTCCAGGTCTTAACCCGGTGACGGCGATCAGGTTCTGCTCGGTCACCCATTTATTCGGTACCAGATTGATAATGTCGCTCATGGTTTTCTCCAGGCAAAAAGAACCCGGCACTATGGCCGGGCTAATGGGGGATAACGTGGCAGTGCATTCGCACCCAATAGCCGACTCAGTGAATCAGCTATCAGTTGCGTCATGTTGTTGGTGGCTCGGGTAGTGGCTGCCAGTGTGTAATGTTCTGGATGTCATCGAAGAAATCACCATCGTCCCATGTCATTGCTATGTTTAGCGCCGCGATGTATCTGCTCCCATCATCGGAACAAACCAGCACTTCGACATACTGCTCAGGCATCCTGTCGCTGCACTTAATCCAATCCATAATCTCTCCTCATGCCGCGCGCTGGGCGCGCAGCTTTTTCAAATGTGCCGCTGTTTCGAGGTCATCCCATATCTGCTTTAACTCCGCACCTTCCACCCATTCGAAGTCCGTCTGAAATCGCATCATGCTGGCTATGCAGTTATGACCGTTTCGCTGGTAGTGGACTGTTTCGGAGGTGGTGCGGGTTATCTTGCAGGGGGGTGCCGTGATGATCAACGTAGTAGGTGTTAGGCTGGATTATCCTGAACATATGCTGGCTCCTGCATAAGGAGAAAGACGATCATGGCGGCACGGAGAGGGTTGTCATCGAAATAGAATGGGTCATCAGCATTAAACCCCTCCACTCCCCATCTTGTCCCGCTGGGATACATGCTCAGTTTATTCTCGACAATGATCGGCCATGCGTCCGCCGGGTTATTGCAGTAGTCGACCAGCGTTTCATTGTCATCAAGCAGGATTGTTGCGTCACCCTGGCGAATAAGCCGCGCATAACCGCTGAGACCAAGACCAAGAGCGGCGCACACCTTCATGTTGATTTCAGCATCGTGCAAATCTGAGTAATCCATCACACCTGCTCCTCTGCTTCTGAAAGAATGTTGTCCGTGGTGAAAACGACCATCTCCAAATCGCCTCCATACATACGGATGATCATGTTGTGAAGCGGGGCGTTATCACTCTCCCGGTTGAATGTTGAGTGGTATTCAGCTCGATAGTGAAGCATCCAGTCATATTCTCGCGTGACGTTGTAAACCTTCCCTTTCGTCAGCTCCATCACATCCTCCCTTGCTTCTGCCGAAGCTCACTATCCTGCTGGCAACTGGCACAGCGCTGGCATCCCGGCACCTTCACCTGGCGCAACTCGGGGATCGCATATCCGCAATCACTACAGTGCGTTGCCGATACCGCATCACGGTTAATCCGGTGGGCCTGTATTGCATGTTCTCGCATCATCTCTTCGAGAGCGCTGGCCTGATCGATGATTTCAGTCATGCTGCACCTCCCTTCACAAAAATTACCCAGTGCGTTTTATCAGCCTTGCCTGTGCGCTGCCAAATGGCTGGCTTATGGTCAGTAAGAGCCAGAATCTGGCTAACCGGTATCTGCGTTTCGTTCCATTTGAAGATGAGGACGCCGTGTGGACGCAAGACCCTGAACGCCTCAGCAAATCCGGAGCTCAGGTCATCGCGCCAGGTGTCTTTATTCAGTCTTCCGTATTTTTTCCCCATCCATGCGTTGTCACCAACACGCTCCAAATGCGGCGGATCGAACACCACAACCGGGAAGGATTCATCAGCAAAAGGTAACGCGCAAAAGTCGGCAATCACGTCAGGGCTGATTACAAGGCTGCGCCCATCACAAAGAATGTGCTCCTCGGCGCGGATATCGCTGAATATGGCGCGATCATCCTGCTTATCGAACCAGAAAATGCGCGATCCACAGCACATATCCAATATTGAAATTTCGCTCATACTCACCACTCCCTGAACTGTCGGTTAATCCGGCTGACGGCAAACGCCAGCAATAAAAAAGGCCGCATTAGCGACCCGGTGATTTGATGGGTTAGCGTCATGTGCCCTCCGGTTTATGCTCGCTGTCAGGTATTGATTGCGGATGTGCGTATAAGGGGATGACCTTGCATTCGGCACAATATTCTCGCTCTAACGTCGCTATACCCTCTGCTACTAGCTTGTTTCTGTGGGTTGCGAACACTTCGCCCGAGGGAAGAATTACTGCGTACAGAAATGGCTCTTGAACTCCGCTTCTATCAACTGCATCTGTCATGCCGCCTCCTCATTAAAATTGAATCCAAGCTGGCAAGAGAACGCCTCACAGGACTCAGAACATGAGCCGGTATCATATTGCCGCATGGAGGTCATTCTGGATGCCAGTTCGTCACGGGAGGTGTCACTGAACAATGCGATTAATGACTTGAGGGTGTTATTGCCACGGTACATAACTGGTTCTCGCCCGGTGAGGATTTCCTTTTCCAGAATATTGACAAACTGGGCAGTCAGCTCCGGCTCATCCATCGTGGCCAGCGCCACCTTCTGCATGCTCTTTTTGATGCAGAATACGCAGTTGCCGAGATGCTCCTGAATTCCGAGGTCGAATGGCTGCTCTTCCCACCAAGCAAGCACGTCCCGCTTCTCAAAATCACTAATATCCGCAAGATAACTGAACCCCGGTGCTGGCTTCAGGCGGTTATGTTCATCAGCTCTGATGCCAAGCCATGTGTGATAATTTCCTCTACCAAAGCGTTCCTGGCAGTATTTGGTGAAAGGGACGGTTTTCATCCTGTCGGTGCAGAACGCCCCCCCTACATAAGGATGCCCGTACTTATTAAGCATTCTCTTCCACGGAATGAGGTCAGGCCCGATATCAGCTATGGATAATTCTTCGTAGCCGCTAGCTTTGCCTAATTCTGGGTTGGGTATTACGCGCAGGCAGTGGAGGTCAATGCCCCATGCCATTACCACGTTGCGGATGAACTCGTAAGTTTTTGGATGCTCGGCCCCGGTGTCCATATAGACGTAGTGAACGTCTTCGCCAGCCAGTCTGCGCTGCTCCATCAGATGAACGAGATAGGCTGACGTTCTGCCGCCGGAGAAGCTGACAATCTGAGGAATGCTCATGCCGCCTCCTGCCTGTTGAAATACTCTTCAGCGAGTCGCTGCGCCTTGAGTGGGTTGCAGATGACATCACCCCATGGCATCAGCCAGCCGTTAGGCCCGACAATGAATGCCAGGCGAAGTCCGTGAACTACTATGTCGTCGTGAGCGTGTTTCATTGCGTCACCCTCATTTCAGGTTTAAGTCGATATTCCGTCCCGCCCAGGCACTTCCCGCCGAACTCCTGACCCCACGGCGTTGCATCGCACATCTCTTTCACCATCTCCAGTTCGGCAGCGCTTATGTACTGGCTTTTCTCTTCCAGCGATCCGCCCCAGCCTGCGTAATACGGTTCGTGAGTGACCAGGTTAATCCCTGCGGTGAAGCACCCGTCAGCCGGGCAAACACCGCTCCAGTAAGTAGCTATGAAATTGCGGTCATCGGCGCTGAGTAGTCGGATCAGCGTCTCTTTCGAGTGGTGGCGTCTGCCAGATGTGCGTTGCATAGCGAATTGCGGGTATGGTTAACCCGCCTCCGTGAGGTGAAATAGGGTGGAATAGGGGATAAATCAGGCGTTAAAAGGGGATATCGTCGTCGAAGTTAGTCGGTGGCTCATCTTGTTTCGATGGCGTCGATGGCTGCTGCCGAGACTGCGAACCACTTTGAGGCATCTGAGGCTTGCCCCATCCGCTACTCTGCTGCTGTCCACCGCTCTGCTGATCGCCTGCACTCTGCCGGCCGCCTATCATCTGCATAGTGCCGCCAACACCGACCAGAACCTCTGTGGTGTACTTCTCCACACCTGATTGATCAGTCCATTTGCGAGTCCGAAGTTTCCCCTCCAGGTAAACCTCAGAACCTTTGCGAAGGTACTCTCCGGCGACATCCGCCAGCTTTCCGCTCAGCACGACACGATGCCATTCGGTCTGTTCTTTCTGCTCGCCTGTCGCCTTATCGCGCCACTGTTCTGAGGTGGCTACTGAAAGATTGGCGAATGCGGCACCAGAAGGTGCATAGCGCACCTCTGGATCCTGCCCCAATCGTCCGACGATGATCACCTTGTTTACGCCTCTGCTACTCATGCTGCTGCTCCTGCCTGTTCGAGTTCTGATTTCCTGATGTCATAAACATCTTTCGCTTTAGCCTGATATTCGGTGCCGCGCAGGGTACGCCATGCTTCCTCGAATAAAGGCTTTAGTGCTTCCATATCCGGTGCCTTGTCAGCATCAGCAACGAACTGTTTGAGGTTTTCTTCGTGCTGGTTAACTCCAGATTCCAGCCACTCCAGCAGGCGCTTGCCTGTGTCTTCGCTGAGGATTACCGGATCGGAGTTGGAGAACAACTTGGTACGGTCTTTACTGGCGATCGCATGGTGGGTTTCGTGGGCGATATCCAGAACGGTGGTGAACTCATATTCAACGCCGTCACGCTGCTCTGACTTCATGCCAAGCTTGGCGACCTTCTTGCGGCCGTTCTCTTCTACCTGGGCCGTTTCAGTCTTGCTACGCATGGTTGCGATGATGTGCATAGGCGAACGCAAAATTGCGTCGAGGAACAGGCGGTGGCGCGGGTTAATCTCGCTCCATGCTGACCAGCTATTGCCGCGGTATTTTGCCTTGGCGATAGTGTCGACCAGCTCCAGACATCCTCCGACGCCGCCCCATTCATGGGTGATGCTGTCGAGGATCAGAGTTTCATACCCCGCATCCTCGGCTGACTTAATCGCCTCAATGAATCGCTCGGGAGAGAAGGGGGGATCCAGTTCGAGCACGTCAAAGTCAGCGATATCGGAATAAAGCGAGGCGCTGCCCTTTTCAGTGTCGATGAAAGCGACTTTGCCGCCAATACCTTTGGCAACCAGCAACGCGCTGTAGGTCTTTCCTGAACCGCTTGGCCCGGTAAGTGCCAGCCGTAGCCTGGCTTTCTTTCTCATGGCTTTTTCGAATTTCATGATGGTCTCTCTTAGTTAAAATTACCTGCGAACTCTTCCATGCTAATCACTGGATTCTGGCGTTCTGCTGCCAGGTTAACCGGCTCGTCATCTTCAGCCGGCGATTCGGTAATCACGTCACGCATCAGCCGGACGAATGCATCGTCATCCCAGCGTTCCATGGCGCTCATGCTGCACGCTCCTGGTGAAGGACGGTGTAACCCTGCTCAACCAGCCATTCGATGATGACAGCGCCATCCAGCTGGTTAAGCACCTCTCTGGTGTCGACGGTTCCGGCCAGCATTACGCCTTCAAGCTCAAGCCTGATGGTGTTGTGCTGACCTACAGATGTGCGCATCTCTGCGCAATCGCATGTGATGTTCATGATTACTCCTGAATTTGATGTAAGCGCCACCCGGCACCGATTGGCTGCCAGAAGTGAAATGGGGTGGGGGATTACTTGCCGAGGGCTTTGGCTATTGCTGCCTTAGCTTTGTCGAATCTGCAAATGCACTCGAAATCATGACCGCATGACTGAGTATTGCCGGATGATGCGGACATGAAATCTTGCAGTGCTTCAAGCAGTTCCGGCGCGGCGGAGATGAGCTGCGCATCGTACTCTGATCTATCGGTGATTAAATATACGGTCGTGTACACATCACCATGTGTCTCACTTTTTATGTCCAGGCAAGCACGCTCTGGGTGATTGTCATCTACGTACCAATAACCGGGGGTTCCTCTAAATCTTTGCATCATCATTTCCTCAGTGCTGAATTGGTTGGCCGGTGCCGTCGAGCAGAACGTCGATGACACGGTCGTTAACCCGGATGATTTCGGCGTCGGTGTGCAGGTACACCCATTTGCGTTCATGGATAACAGCTGACACGCGGTAGGTGCGGCCTTCACGCAGCGCCATCATGCCAGGCTGAATACACTGGCGAATGATGGGGGTGGTGCCGTAGTGAGTTCCGATCATGACTTCCCCTCCACCTGCTCAAGTAACCCGGCCAGTGCCATCTGCTTGCGGTCCATCGTGAACGAAACGCGCGGATTATCGACCGATGCAAGACGCCACTCGTTATCGTTTAATTCGGTGACTGTGTACTGCTTGCCTTTGTGAGTGACTGTCATGGCAGCTCCCGAGCTTTAATCATGGCGTCTGCCATTGAATAAAATGCTCTGGCCATATCAAGCATCGCCTCTTCATGATTAGTGCCAATGCTCATTGCCGTACCGCTTGCCATGACTCCCTGCATAGCAGCCGTGGCAAAGTAATCGCGAATAGTCATGTCATCAGTCGTTACCGAGACATCTTCAGGGTAGGGAAGGTCATCAAACCTGTAGAGCAGGTCGTAATCACCTGAATCGTCAAACCTGGTGCCATCATATGCCCAGCGATGACCAGCCCATTCGAATGACTGGCCCGTCTTAGTTTCGTCGAACCGAGCCGCAAGATAAGCCGAATGGTCAGGCGAATTTTTATAAACTTTCATTGTGTGTTTCATAATCATCTCCGCCCTTAAGCCGGGCCGCTGAACGTTTAAAGACCTCGCACCATGGCGATTCGCGATAATTTTTCTGCGGTGGATAGCCGCTCTCATAACGCAGCCGCCTCATAAAGCGGCTAGGGTATGAGCAATAAAAAACCCGCCGGAG